GAAGTGATTTTAAAAGAAAAGATGGAGAAAGTATGTATGACCCACCACTTCCAACATCAGCATTAGAAATTAAATCCACAAAAGGTAAACATTCAACAGAAAAACCAGTAGCTCTTATGGAATGGATTCTTAAATATTATTCTAAAGAAGGAGATATTGTATTAGATCCTACAATGGGGAGTGGTTCAACTGGAGTAGCTTGTAAAAATATGAATAGAAACTTTATTGGTATTGAAAAAGATAAAGATATATTTGAAGGAGCTAGAAAGAGATTGAGTTAATATTTTCTATGTAATATTTTTATTTTTTAATCATAAAATTATTTTATATTTATAAATATAAAATGAGTGTTGCTAAAAAGTATTTATCTATACAACCAAATAACGTCCCGAGTACGGGAAGGATTTCGGCGGCACGTGGTAATCCAATCATTACGATTACGCTTGGAAGACAAGATGCTATGCTTGATATGTCTTCTATTCGTTTGTCTGGAGATTTAAATATTTGGAGAGATGCTGCTGGTACTCTTCACCCTACTAATACTGATGCTGCTGAACTTATGGGTTCTCACAAGCTGGGGATTTACTCTGTAATAGACCAGATAGTATGGAGACACGCAGAAACAAAGCAAATAATTTCTCACCTACGGAACGTGGGACGTTTCATGGGAAGTTACTTACCAGTACTTTCATCTAGCAACGATACAAGTGGGCACTTATCAGAAAGTGCTTTGATATATCCTAATTATCAATCGTTCCGTGATTCTGTTATTCGTAATACAAGAGCATCGCCTTTTTGTATACCACTACCAACGGGAGTAACTATGGGCACAGGTAGTCTTCCTCTTTCAAAACTTCCTTTGGAGTTAGAAATTCATTTGAGTAGTGATAGTCAAGTGTTTTATTCAAGTGATGGTACTACTGGAAATATCAATAATGCTTTTTATGAATTATCTAATCTTGAATTAACTTGTGAAGTTGAATATGATGTTCCAGTTTCAAATCAAGGTGTTTTTTCATTTAATTCTCTTACATCATATTTTACTACATTAGAAAGTACAAACTCTATTATTAATTTCAATCTTGGTTTATCAAAAGTATTAGGTTGTTTTGTGAATTTTGTTCCATCTAATTTCATTAACAATTTAGCTCAAGATGGTTTCTTAACATATATGCCTACTAAAGCACCTAACGCTGTTGGAACGGGAAATGGTGGAATCGCTAATCTTTTAACTCTTTCTTTCTTAAGAAATGGTGAACGCTTTCCAAAAGCTTTTGAAATAGATACTAACTATGATGATGCTACAAATCAAACTACTGTTGTTGATCCACAAGTTATTAAATCATTTTTGTCTTCTATAATCCCCGAGAATATGCATACAAGAACTACAGCATCTCCTCTAAACACAAATCGCAATTTTACTGGAAACCAAAATGCCACAACTGGTTACAGATTTATTCCGGACAGCGGAGGGTGCTACGGCGTAGGTGTATTGATGGATATGTTAGATTCACAAGGTGTAGATTTTTCGAATGCTCAGTTCAGTATTCAAATGACTAATGAATTAGATGACCAAAATCCTATATCAGCATATCTCTTTATTAAATCTAAAGTTGTTGTTGCTTGGTCTGATAGTGGTGTAGAAGTAATTAACTAAATATTTTCTATGTAATTATTTTTTTTAAATTTATTTTATATTATTTTAAATGTAATATAAATATAAATGAACGAAGATAATGATGTTTCTAAAGATTCAATTCCTAACCTTTTAAAGATTGGAGCAATTCCTTCTTCTTATGGACAATCTATCCACACAGATATAATTGATCCAGTTACTATCAATGATAATCGTTGTAGATTTACTTTGGACAGAGTCGCTGGGTTTTTACATTCTAATTCTAAAATTACTCTTGCTATTACTCCCAATACTACAACTACTGCTTTCTATCCATTACATATCGGAATAAATAATTTGCTGTCGAAAGCAACCCTTTCTATCGGAAACGAAGTCGTGAGTTCCATTTCGGACTATTCTGCGTTCTCCCAGTACCAAAGTATGTTTATTTCTAATGAAGACAATAAAGAAAGAGAGCAATTTATATCTCAAAGATGTATAAATCACCAAGCTGTATATGATGACAGAACCGCAAACACTACTGATAAACCTCCTAACTGTGCTAAAAAGATTGGTCTTGATGTAGGTAGAAATCCAGTTGTTGCAGCTGGTGGAGGTGCTGGTACTTTTGAATTACTTCCATTTATGCACAATGATGCTACAAGTGCACAAAGTATTTCTGAAGCTCCTGTATATTCTGTTTATCTTGCGGATTTGTTTCCTTTCCTTGCTACAAATCAGATTCCGTGCTATTTATTAAATCAAAGTGTTCATATTGATTTAGAATTTACACCAGCAACTTCTTCATTAAAGACTGGTGCTGCTTTATCTCGTAGAATGTGTGTTAATAATAGTGAAAATGCTAATAGTGATGTTTCATATTCAATAAATCAAAATGAAGTTAAAATGATTTATGATTCTATTACTTATGATGGTGACGTCATGGAACAATACAGAAAACAAAATCCAAAATTAGTATTCCAATATGTAGATTACAGATTAGCTAAAAGAACAGGAGATCAAACAGCTTTCTCAAATTTAACATTCCCGATTGGAGGTAATGGTAGATTAGTATCTAAAGTAATTGTTGGTTTAGGCAGTAATGATAACTTTACTCCAGTATCTCTATTAAATGGTGTGATTGGAAGAGATTCAGCACAAGCACAAGAATTATCACTTAATTTATTATACAATGATTTATTTGAATTTAATGTTGATAGAAAGAATCCAGCATTACTATTCCACACAACTCAAAATGCTGAAGGAAGAGTTCCTATGATAACAAGAGATGAATGGAAGAGAGCTGGAGTTGTTGCTCTTACTTCTGAAACCTTTGAAGGACACGCACAAAATAATGCTTTTGCTGGTCTTGCTGGTTTATTCAATTTAACTGCTATAAAACCCAATAAGACACAAAGAGTAAACAATAAAGGTATGGATTTAATCTATAAGAATCCGGGATTAGGTGCTGAGACATACACCCTCCGTGTTTACTTAGAATTATTGAAAGTAGCTACAATTGAAAATGGAGAATTTTCGTGCTACTTCGCATAAGCTCTTTTTTAACTTTTATTTAAAAAAATAATCTATATTTATATTATAATTATGAGTATAGTAAGTAAAAATCCAATTGAAGATATTTCAAAATCAAGACCTAATTTAAAAGAGAATACAGTAAAACAATACAGTATTAATCTCAATAAAATTAAAAAACTATTTGATAGTGATGATTATGATTTTCTTAAAAAACCTAAAGATGTTATTGATAAGATAAGTTCATTACATTATTTAAGTCAAAGAAACATTTTGAATTCTATTATTGTACTTTTGAATGCTTTAAACAACAAAAATAAATACGATGATTTACTAGAAGAATATGGTAAGTTAAGAGATGAATTTAATGATAAATATAGTGATGAACAAAAGAGTGGTGTTATAAGTGAAAAACAATCTAAGAACTTTGCTACAACAGAAGAAGTGTTTGAAATGATAAATAAGATGGAAGAAGAATTAAAACCAATAAAGAAAAAGAGCAAAGATGATATGACAAAAAAAGATTTACAATTACTTCAAGCATATACATTATTTAATATATATGGAAGGATCGCATTTCGTAATGATACATCTCTAATGGAAGCTATTCGTAAAGATAGATACAATAAATTGAGTGATAGTGAAAAGAAAGAAAATAATTACTTAGTAGTACCAACTAAAGAAAACTTATTTTTCGTTTTGAATAAATATAAGACATCAAAGAAATATGAGGAATTAAATATACCAATAGAAGATAAAGTATTAAGAAAGATATTAAGATATTATCTGAAAATTAATGGTATGGGATTATTATTCAAGACTTCAACTGGTAAAGGATTAACAAGAACAGAATTATCTAAAGTGTTATTGAAATACAGTAAAAGGTATATGGGTAAATCGATTTCAACTACATTATTAAGAAAGATTTATCTCTCTAGTAAATATGGTAAAATGAAAGAGGAATTAGAGAAAGATAATAAAGTAATGGGACATAGTAAAGAAGTAGCATTAAATACTTATGTTAAGAAAGCTAAAGATGAATAAATATTATATAATGATAATTATATTATGTTAGTAGATAAATCACATTCTAAAAAAGATATACTACTATTATTCAGAAAACATGGAGTAGTAATAGATGAAGATTTAACAAAGACTAAAATTGTTGATAAGATAAATAAGTATATGAAGAATTTTAATTATTTTGGTAGAATTCAAAATAAAACAGAATTAAAAGAATATTTAAGAAATCCTTCACCAAAACAGAGACCTACTACAGCACAGAAAACAGAATTAATGTTTAAAGCAAAGAAGATAATAAAATGGGCTAAGAATGATTATATATTTGATGGAGCAACATATATGGATTCAGATGAACCTTATAATGATATAATGAGTATTTATATGTGGGGAGATTCTCCTTCTATAAGAAGAGCTTGTAAATTATATAATCAAAGTAGATATTGTATTAATAATGTTAATCCAATAATATCTCCTGAAGTACAAGATGAATTAAATAATGATAAATTCATAAGAAGACAAGTATTATGTTCATTAAAAATAAAAAGAGGAACTGATGAAAATCCTATAATTGTAAGATTTGATTGATCTCAAAATTCTCCAGAAAAACTTTTAAAAAAAAATGTTTTTTGTTTTTGGTTTTTATACATCGCAGATAATGCGATAATTGTCGCATATTTGGCGATAATGTCGCATATTTGGCGATAATGTCGCATATTTGGCGATAATTTATATTTCATTTTTAAACTCTATTTTATCTTTTTTAACAATTTCCATTAATTCATTAATTCTATCTTCCTCTTCTTGTTCCATTTCTTCAATAACTTTTTTTAATAGATTCATTTTTCTATTTAAACTCTTTCCTTCTTTTCCAAGTTTTTTCTTTTTAGATTCATCTATATCTTTTTCATATTCAGATGTTATTCTATTTAATTCATTCTTAAAATGTTTATATTCCTTTTTCTTTTGAATTAATATATCTCTCTCAGTTTTAATTGGTGCTTTAAATTCATATTCTTCTCTTGCTTTTTTTTGTTGTTCTTCTTTAATTTGTTTTTTATGTAAACTTTGATAAAATTCTCTATCTTCTTCTTCTTCTTCATCAGAAGAAAACTCTTCTTCCATAACTTCATTTTTATATTCATCTTCATCTGAGATATTATATTTTGATTTTATTTTTTTAAGACGATGTTCTAATGATTCATTCTTTTCTTCAAGTATAGTACATTTACTTTTATATTCATTTAAGTCTTCCCAGTTTTTATTTTTTAAATTTATCATATGTTGATATTTTTTCTTACTTACTTTTTCATCATCTGTTTCTTCCTTAAGTTTTTCATTCTCATCTGTTAATTGTTTATTTTCTTTCTTTAGTTGTTTATTTTCTTTCTTTAGATCTTCTATTTGTTTTAATAATTCATCATTATTAGATTCTGTATTACTTTCATCATTCATTTTATTAATAATAGTAATATTATTATTTGATTTTGTAGCAGTAGCATATAAATTAGCTAATTGTGTTGTTATATTAAATCCTTCATTATCATTTAATATCTTTTTTAATTGTCTACTGTTAAAATTATATCTTGCATCTTTGCCTTTAAAAATTAAGTTAGTTTTTAATAAATTCTCCAAATAGTTTTTATCGTGATATATCACAGGAATTTGTTGAGTCATATTTTCTATATGTATATATTAGATAATTATTTTATCTTTAAGTAGTTTAAAAATCTACGACACAAATCGCAAAATCTACGACACTAATCGCAATATCTACGACAGAGTATCGTAATGTTTTGTTATTGTTTAAAATTCTCGATGTTTTTAATTATCGGGAAAATTAAATAACTATTATTTTACAACAGGATGCTCTTTTAATTAACTAATCTATTATTATGTCATTTAAATACTATAAATATAGTTAATAATCTATTGTTTTGCTACTTAAAGAGCCTTAAATACACTTAAAGAGGTATAAATTTTAAAATTTTTACTTCTTTTTAAGTACTAATCTAATGTTATACTGCTTTTTATAGTAAATAATCCGTTATTTTATAAGTATAATAATAGATTATTGAGTATATATATTAAAAGAGCTCTTTTTATTCTTAAAAATTAATTTGAAATTCGTGTAGAGAAATATAATTACTAAAAACAAATAAAAGAGCAAAATGAGTGATGATGAAAATGAAAGTATCGCGTCATTGAAGATGAATCTCAAAATGAGAGATGAAGTTTTAGAAGAACTTAAAAAACAATATTCACAAAAAGATATAGAATTCCAAAAACAATCAGTAAAATTATCTAATACACTTTCATTATTAGAACAAGTTAGAGAAGATAATGTAAAACTAAAAGAAGAACTTGATAAACTTAAAGATGTTGATGAACATATTGAAATTGTTAATGAAATTGATAATGTTAAAGAAAAACTAACTGATAAAGAATATCAAGACCTT